GTTACTTAAAGAAGTGATTGCGTGAAAAACGTAACCTTGTTCTTCGTGCAACTTACGAACGTACTTGATTGCATCACGAAGTGGCGGGATCTTTCGGATCGTCGCACTCTCGTTGAACATGCGACACAATCGTCGCTTCTCGTTGCGTTCCAGACCATACATGACACCTACGTCATACACGTCTGGACTCTTCATAACATATCCGTGACGTTTCATCCACTGTTGGAAAGCATATCCCCAGTCTAACAAAACACCATCACAATCAACAAGTATTACTTTATCCCTCACGGGGCGACTCCTTCCTCTCTGACATTTTGCATAATATCATAAACCTCACGGTATGTCAAGCCCTCATCGTATAAGGCAACTTGCATGTTTGCCCAGTCGGGTGCATACTCGCACTGATAAATGTAGTGAGTGACGATGTCGTCGATTTTAACTTGGATTTCTTTGGTCATACCACCTTGCCCTCTCGTATAAATTTATCGGCGTACCACTCTAAATCGTGGCGATTTTCACCGAATTTCACAGCTACTGATAGACCGTCTTGATACATCACTAGACGATATTCATATTTGTCGGTTGGTGCCTCATCGACTACCGCACGACGACCATGTTTATGGTTTACCGCTTCGTACATCTAGTTCGCCCATGCATTCACATGCGCAAACTCATCTGCCTTGTCGATGAATCGATCATAGTTATCACCTAACTGAGTCATTACAACCGCGTCAGCGTCAGTATCGATCATATACAGGACATATGTTCGTTTAGAACCTTCTAGGGCTTTGCGTATCTCAGACGCAATACCTAGTTCGGCGTTTTCAACTCGATAAAGTGTTTCCATTTCTAATCTCCGTTCTCTCACTTCCAAGTCTATACTATACATGAGAGTGGAGTGATTGTCAACACTCATTTTAAAAATATGTTGGTATTATTCACAAAAAACTCCTATGGGAATAATGCTCTAGTGAATTTGGTTTCGTCGCCTTCTCGTTGCGTATTGTATCTACGATCGTTCCAGTGGCGTACCATGTCTACTTTCCATTCACCACCAGTGTAGTGACAGAAACGTGCCTTTTGGAAGAACTCTTCTTCCGATGCATAGTGGGGGGAGTCGTTCCACGTCTGGTCGATGGTTTCGATATCGAAATCGTGTTTCATCAACTGCGCGGAGATGTAAGGTTGGTCATTCATGATGGACATGTGGAAGTCGCCAGAGTAACACCACTCTTCCCAAGGTAGGAACAGTTCACGTGCACGTAGACGCGCTTCTTTGGTCCATAGGACCACACCCGTGTTCATGATGGTTATCTTAGAGGGACGATTGGGCGGCATCACTGGGACGATTGGGCAGTCGTGTAGGGAGAACTTACGACAGAAGTTGTCGTAGGTGTCGCCGGGCCCATCCCATGAATTGTAACCACCGCCGGAGGCAGTAACGAAATCTGATTCTAAGACACCATAGACATCCGCACCGGACTCCATGAGATCAAAGATATTTTCGTCAGTGTTGACCACGATGTCTGTGTCTGCAAACAACAGGTTGTCGTATTGGTCAAAAATAGGGTCTAACCAGACACGTGCGCACTCGTGCAGTAAGGATGTCGAACATCCGTGACCTTCGGTCGCTACGCGTTTGTTGGAGTAAATGTGTGTTGCATCGATTCGTTCTGCATACTTCTCGAACGACTCGCGTGAGATCTTGGCGACCTCTTCGTAGAGAGAGGAACGAGAACCGTCCCACCCTTTGATACCACCACGTTTGTCGACTTCCTTAGACGTGATCATATACTGAAAGATTACATTTTTAGACATTCTCTAACCTTGTCATAAGTCGTTCGGCACGGTTGCCTACTTGACGGTACCATCTCGAATCGCGACCTTCAACTGCCGCATTCTTATAGTCACCACGTTCTAGGTGACCGTTCATTTTCTTAAACTTACTTAGTCTTGGTCTACCAAGGTTAAACATCATGTTGACCAAGATCTCTTTGACCTCGCCTGGAAAACAAGACCACATGTGTCCGTATAACACACCACACTCTCGCAAGGCGATGTCGAGATCTGATTCGAAGACCTGTGCAACCCTTTCTGGGGAAACTTTCGTTCCGACTGGAGCGCCGTACTCGCCGTCACTTTTCGTGATGAGATGTCCAACACCGAACGTGGGATAGTTGAGATGGTCGAGATAAATCTCATAAACAACTCCTTCATCGATTTTTAACTGTTCAAATACCGCCTGTCTATTCATTTCAAAAACGACTGCGTCTGATTTACCGATGGGCACTATCTTATCTACAAACTTCGCCCACAGCGAACGCATGGTCTCTCCTATAGTTTAACCACTAACGCGGTAAGAATACCCGCGAGAAGAACGTTGGTCATCAACAGTTCTAGTGCTAGGATTGTGTGGTACCAGATCCAACGCGTCTTATATGCGTTGTCAACCGAAATGTCTTGTGGATCTGGATCATTATCTACCTTATTCACCTTCGCATGTTGAAACCACTTTGAAAAAAGCATGATCTTCCCTATACGTTAATTGTATTGTCCTTACCGGACGTTTCTTTTATTTCTTTTAATTTTTCGGACCAATCTCGACCCGCAAGAGAATGCGCATCTCTGGTCCCTGATACTAATTTAGGGGCGGAAGACGCACTGTGATGTCGTTCGTATTCCGGATGATCAGCCTTCCACTGATCGTATTCGGATATCCGGAGAATCACGTCAATGACTTCTCCGGTATCCTTGTTTTTAAACTCATACTGTGGCATTATATTTCCATTACCAAGATTTGATCACGTCACTACGACAGGAGTCTCACGGTCGCACCTGAAGAGATAGTCACCTCCTATCGAAATTGTTGAAAAGCGGAACGGACAGAGTTTGAATAATTATTCACTCTCGTTCGATTACTCGTATACTTTCCTCGATTGCGTTGGTTCAACTTTTGTCTCGACATGGTGTTTCTCCTTAATGTTAGTGTAATGTGTCGAATTGTTTGAGTGTTATCACTCGACGATCAAGTCTGGAAATGCCTCCTGTACTAGTTTCTTGGTTATATAACGACATGGTGCCTTCTTGGCAACCATCTTCAAGACCAACTCCGCGTCCTCCGGATGGATGGATTCGAGTAGGCCAATGAACTTGTTCTCCCTTTTAAAATCAGGCAGGCGATCGCCCGAACCACCTTGGACGAACCATCCAAAGTCTCTATGCATTTTATTGAGGGATGAAGGAACCGATTGTGGTTCATTTGGGGTAAAAGGTGGGCGTCCTTCGGGAATATTAAACACCAAAGATTCGTCAAACGAACCGCGAAGAATATCACGGAACGCCCAGTTGTCTGAGTATTTTTTCAGGACATCGAGTCGCCCATCGCGACCGTCTGCCTTTTTGAATTCTTCGAAAATTTCGAAAACTTCTCTACGGTAATTCGTAATCATGTTATGCCTTCTCAATTTGATAACAGACGTATCGTTTCCTCTCTATGAGTATTTCTTGTTTCGTGGTACATGCAAACAAGAATTGCCTTAGTCCGATATCATACCTAATAATTGTATTTCGATCTTGTCCAATCTTTCTCTCTAGTTGAGTGATTCGACTATCTTTCTGATCTATCACCTTTATATATTCATCAAGTAACTTAGTTGTGCCACCAATCCAGACCAAAGAGCACAACAAGGCACTAAGTGCCGCTGTATATAAGGTGCGCATACGACTCTCTCCTTTAGTCTATAATTATTTATAGACGGAGAGGTCTCTAATCGGGCAGTTTGTCTACTTTTGTTTTAACAAACGTGCGTCCCTTCGTACTAAACAGACGCGTCACAAACGGGATAAAGGGCGCACCCTCTTCGGTTTGGTAACCGTGAAGGTGCGTGTTTCGTTCGGACGTGTAGTAAATATAATTACTCGCACGTCCATCCCACTCAGTAGTTTCTACAAGTTTGTTATAACTCATGCTGCCACCGCCATTTCGACGGCGAGTTCAGCAGCACGCTTCTTCTTGACTTGGTTTGCACCGTACCATGCAGAAGTCATTCGACCGTCCGCAGTACGACCCAACTGGTGGTCAGTGAGGTAAGTCACAGAGTTGAATGCCTGCCACCATGAACCACGACCGAACTCAGCGCCAGGTTGAGTCTCCAACAACTCGAAGGCCTTCTTAGCGTTTGGTGCGAGATCTTTGTAACCACGTACTTCATCAGCAGGTGACTGTGATGGGAACAGAGAGTTGTAGTACTGAATCAGAGTGTCAGCAGTGAACTGTCGATTGGACAACAACTGTGCCATCTCTTTGTACTGATCGAACTTCTCGTGAGCGAGACCTAGGTGTTCTTTGACCATCTGTGGGTCAAACGCACGTCGGTGATTCACTTTGATACCGTTAGTTGCAGAACCCTTCAGAGCGAGGGATAGAGTGTTCATGCAAGTCACACGAACTGGAGTGAATCGAATGTCGATCGACTTACCATACTCGTGTGGGTTAGAGAACAGAAGATATGAATCGACTTGATCACCCTTCAGGATATCGAACGACTCTTTGATACGAGCCATTGCATAGACGATCTTACCATCTTTGAGTGAACCCGCAGAGTTCATCTCCATGTCACCCGCAGAACAGTAGTCATTGAAGAAAGTGAATGCTTCCTCGTTCTGACAGGGTGACCATGCACCACCCACCTGAGTGAGAACTGCATTATCAGAAGAACGCACCAGCGCCTCCATACCTGTAGGTATCAGATCAACACCCTCTTTAGCAGCATAGGTTGGAACTTTCTCGACCGTCCAGTCGACACCAGCTTTCTGCATCATCTGTATGGGAGTTAGATCATTAGAGACTTCGGTACCAATACCCCAAGGGCATCGACCAACAGTTGCGGAAGTTTCGATTTGCAGTACATTGTTCATAGACATAATATAGATTCCTTATTCAATTGAGTAGCCATTGTATCACATGTTTTCGCAACATGTCAACACTTATTTTAAAAATAATTACAAATAATCTGGGCGGTATTTGTGGTAGAGTTTTACCGACTCATCTTCGAGTCCCATCTTCTTGAGACGACCCATCATAACACGAATCTTTTGAGACTCATCTCTCCCCTTAATGTATGCACGATGGTCATCACTGAAGTGATAGGTCCAATCGTGATTCTGGAGCATACTCTCCAACAATTCCATTTCAGGTCTCATGCCGCAAACTCCGACTTAGGTGAGAATCTAGGGTAGAGTCGGAAATTTCCTAACTCCGTAAGAGTCTGAGTATACGTGATGGGATCCATCAAGCACTTCGCATCAAGGGCATCATAATACACCATAGAATCATTTTCCATTTCTAACCAGAAGAAGTCATCGTTGAAGAAAGAGTTCTCTGATATCTTATGAACCGGAACATTCAGGTTGTTGATGACACGAACGGGAACCTTCAGGAATGACGCTGAAGGATCGGTGATGTAAGTAACTGCATTCGCAGGGTTAGTATTGAAACTCATTACACTGACTCCTTTACTTTCAATTTTTGAGAAGACGTATCGATGATAATGTCACGAACACGTTCACGATCAAGAGAGTCACCATGACCCCAAGTTTCGTGCCGCGTAGTACTAGAACAGATTTCGAGATACTTCATGATTGCACGTTCAACGATAGACACTGACAAACCCTCTACAGGGTACAAACCGTCATAGGCATAAAAGGACAACACATAGTTACGGAATTCAACTAGGTCTGGGTTAGAACGCATTGCAATATAGTTAGTAGTCATAATCAAATCTCTCTTCTCATTAATTTATGTAACCATTATACTTCTTTTGGAAACATATGTCAACACTTAAACGTGACTTATTTTAGGTAATTAGTCACAAACTGGATTTCTCCAGTTTTTCGATTTGAAGTTGAAGCGTGAGGATACGATCCTCGACACGTGCGTTGTCTTCGGGAGACAACTCCCCACGCACCTCACAGAGGCACATCAACTCATTATAAAGGTTACCTACTACCGAATCCATATTATGCCTCCTTAGGCGCAAACAGTTTACCGAAACCTTCGACCAGAAGGTTGTAAGAGTAGATCTCGTATTTCCACTCATGATCAAAACCATAGTCGTCAGACTCGTAGGCATCACGTTCTGCTTTCTCGTAACGCTTCTCAAAACCTTGGAGAGCATCAAGAGTATCTTCAGTACCCATGAAACCTTTGATAATTCGAAGCGCTTGGTTGAAACCAATGTCTGATGATTCCATCTCTTCGCGGTCAAATGAATCTTGGTAAATAATTCGTGCCATGTCTTTTCTCTCTCTATCTCATTAACTTACAAGGTAAGTATAACACGATTTGAAAACGTCTGTCAACACTTATTTTGGAAATAAATGAACTTTTTTCCGGTATTTTGTCACATTTCTGGAAGGTGTTTCGCGTGGATTTTACAACCAATGAAGGCGTTGTAATAGTCGTCGCGTAGGAGTACGTCGTACTCGAATTGGAGTTTTGCCTCGTAGTAGGAACACTCTCCCTTGGTACGGCAGAGTTTGAGGACTTCACGTTTGTAGTTGTCTGCGCCACGGGATGCGACGGCTTCTTTGAGGTCTTGACTCGACCCGTAATACCTGGGCCAGTCAGATTGGACGCGCGTCTTGACACGGCGTTTGCGGGTTTTAGTGACAGGGAGTGTCTTGGGTTTCCAAAAGAACTTCTTACCGATATACTTCATACCAGTGTCAAGTTCGGTGATTTGGTAGACGAACCCTTGGTAGTCTTCTAGGAAGTTCTCTTCGGGTTCGAATATATTGTCTTCATACAACCATGTCATGCAACTATATAGAGTTGCTGTAAACCTCTATGAAATGTGGTTCACCATTGGCGACACTTTTACTCCATTCCTCTGCTGCACCATCGTCCGCCTTATCACTGACGTACTTGTAACATCGGAACTCGACACCTGCATCCTGACAGACTTTGGCAATTGCATATGCCTCCATCTCGACTAGATCTGCTGGGATATCAAGGTTTGGGTCTGCAACGAAATCATCACCTGTACTGCAAGTGAGTCCATTACCTTCTCCAAGAACAACTCCATCTTCAAACGGAGTCTGTCCTAGACTGTAACCCAATCCAGCGCAAGACATGTCTCGTTGTACGAATTGTGTCACTTCGTGGATACCACCATCTACGGTGATACCACCTGCGGTTCCGAAATTCCAAACCACATTCGGTTTGTGTCGTTCTATTAATTTTGCAGCAGTCATTGCCGCATTGACTTTACCGACTCCGGTAAAAAAGACATTGTCCCACTGGGACATTTTTGGCGCCTCTAGTTCTAAGGCAATGAGGATGATGTCGGACATCTTACTTATCATATGTAACCACGCTATAGGTTTTGATTTGTTGACCACGGAGTTTTTCCGTGCCTCCTAGAAACTCTAGGTCGATGACACACCCATAAGATATTCTAGAGACATCGAATGACTGTAACAACTCTGTGATAGCAAGTGCCGTCCCACCTGTCGCACTCACATCATCAATGATGCATACCTGACTGTTCTTGTTTAGTGGTGCAGTCGTTTTGATTTCGAGTGTGCGTGAAGCATACTCGCACTTGTACTTGCGAGACTTCACGGGTGGGGGCAACTTGTTAGGTTTGCGCACGATGTGTAGTGGTATTCCAAGGTAAAGTGCAATAGGCGCTCCCCACAAGAACCCACGCGCATCTGGTGCGACGATGTCCGTATAACCCTTATCTTCCATATGGTTTACAAGGGTACGGACACTCTGTTGAAATGCCTGTGGGTTTTGTAAGAGACTTGTCACATCCTGAAAATTTATGCCAGGTTCTGGCCAGTCTGGGACAGATTGTATCACTTGTTTTAAATTCATATCACTATTAATCCGATTCTTCCGCCTCAGCATCTGCACCACACATGGGACAATAACACGGAACTTCGTCTTCGTACAGACTTGCGTACTGTACACGAATAACCGTGGTCATATCACATATCGGACATTCAATTGTGTACTCTTGTTCCATCATGCAACCTCAGTTTCCAATTCCTCCCAACCGAAGTCGTCGCCTTCCATTCCAGCAACTGAGTATTCGGTAACACGTTTCTCAAAGAAGTTGTCGTGTGATGCACCGTTTAGTACCCAGTCTAACCACGGTAGAGGATTGTCTTTTTGATTAAATTTAGGCTTCAGTCCCAACTGAAGCAATCGTCTATCTGCAATGTGTCTAATGTAGTCGCGGACTTCTTGTTTGGTTAGTCCCTGTACATCATTACCATCAAACGCAAGGTCAATAAATTTGTCTTCTAATTTGACAGCGTTTCGCGCCATCTTATATATCTTGGATTTAAGTTCATCGTTAACTGCGCGGGGGTGTTCCTCGCAGAACGTGCGGAACAACTTTGCGTTACCTTGTACGTGGATAGTTTCATCACGGATGGACCATTCTACGATAGTTGCCATACCCTTCATCTTTCCAAAACGTTGGAAGTTTAGTAGCATGACAAACGATGCGAATACTGACATACCTTCGTTGAACACTGACTGTGCCAACGCAAGTGCAAGACCCATATGCGATTGGGTATTTCCCTCTTTCATGAAATCGATCTTGTCCGCCATTTCTTTATAATCAAGAAACTTGTGGAAGTCTTCGTCTGGTAGACCAAGGGTATCATTCAGTAAGGCATACGCACGTTGGTGCACTGCCTCTCGTGCCGCAAATGATGATAGCATGTTGCGGACTTCGTTGTTTTTAAATTTTGGAATCAGTAGTTCGTGGTAGTTCTCTCCTACCTGAACGTCTGACTGCGTGAAGAGTCGTAGGACGTGTGTGATGAACTCTTTCTCTGCGGCGGACAGTTTGGTCTTCCAATCCTGTACGTCTTCTGATAGTTCTGCTTCGTCCTCAATCCAGTGGATTTCTTCATGTTTCTTTGCTAAATCGACCGCCCACGGATAGTGGAACGGTTTATATGTTTCTGAAAATTTTAGTAAAGATGACATATAAGTCCTATTAATGTTATTGTTAAATTATATTAACCTTCACAGGCACGACATTCATCGCCTGATTCGGTCTCGTTGTAATCACTTTCCAAGTGACTCATTAGGTCTTCATACCCACCCACATATCGACCTTCGATGTAAATCTGTGGGACAGTTTTGACCTTTCGCCCAGTTACTTCTGCAGCGGTTTTACCGATCTCTTCCAGATCGATATAGTCAAACGGAGTGCCGCGCAGTGACAACTCTTCGGTCGCCAACTTACACCACGGACAGTTACTCTTACCGTAGATGATGGTGCGGTTATCGTCTTCGAGTGCTACCCGTTCGACTTTGTCCGAAACCGTCTCTGCCCTTGACTTGGCTTCGGTGCGTAGATAATAAAGACCCTTTAGTCCTTGTCTCCACGCGTTGAAGTGCACCTTGTTGACATATCTCTTCGGTGCACCGGATGGGAAGAACAAATTAACCGACTGACCCTGACAGATATATTTTTGTCGATCAGCGGCATGTGTTATTACCCAATTCTGGTCTAGTTCCTGAGCGGTCTTGTATACCGCCTTCTCTCCTTCGTTAAGGAATGGTAGGTGTTGCACCGACCCTTTTTTAGTAATGATACTAGACCATGTAGATTCGTTGTTATGACCCTTCTCTTCTAGGAGTTTCTCTAGGTGCGCGTTCTTCACAAGGAAGGATCCCGCACGTGTACGATGCGTGTACGCACATGCCTTGAGGGGTTCAATAGATGGGGATGTTGATAGGATTACGCCCGATGATGCATTAGGTGCGATCGCTAAGAGGTGTGAGTTTCTTCTTCCAGTATGTTCACCGTCGATATACTCACCGCGTTCTTTTGCCAATAGTTGTGTTTCAGCGATAGCGTCGTCTGAGATGTGTTGGAACACCACTTCATTGATCTCTCTAGCCTTGTCAGATTCCCAAGCAACAGAGTGTTTTTGTAGGAGTGAGTGGAATCCCATCGCTCCCAATCCAATACTTCTTTCTCTCTCTGCCGAATAACGAGCGCGGGAAATACTATCGGGCGCGTGATCGATGAAATATTGGAGAACGTTATCCAACATACGAACAAGATCACGCACGATATTAGTGTCTTTCCATTCATCATAGTACTCTAAGTTTAAAGAAGACAAACAACAGACGGCCGTGCGGTCTTCGTTTGTCGGTAAGTGAATTTCATTGCATAAGTTCGAACCGTGAATGCGTAGTCCCTTTTCCTTGAGAGACATTGGTAGACCACGATTCGCAGTGTCGATAAAGTTCAGGTAGGGTTCACCTGTACGGAAACGAATTTCAAGAATGCGTTCCCATAGTTTGCGAGCATTGACTGTGTCCTTGACCGCACCGTCTTTCGGATCACGTAGATCGAAGTCGGTATTATTGATAACCGCCGCCATGAACTCATCGGAGATATTGACTGCGTTGTGTATGTTTAGTGCCTTACGTTGTACGTCTCCCGTAGGAATTCGGATGTTAATGAACTCAATAATGTCTGGGTGTGACACATCCAGATAAGCCGCGTAAGACCCTTTACGCGTCTTCCCCTGACGGTATGCAATCATGTCCGCATCGACCGTATGCATAAAAGGAATCGGGCCAGGCGCGATGTCTGAGACCGTTCGGACACTACCCCAGTGTCCTCCGACACCACCACCCATCACGGACAACCAACGTAACTCGCTGGAGTGCTCAATGAGTCCTTCAAGAGTGTCTGGTACATATGTGAGGAAACAAGAAATCGGAAGACCCTTTCCTTTGGTCTCACCGTTTTTTGGAGCATTAGATAGTACAGGAGATGCGAACATGAACCACTTTTTACTCACATACTCGTACAACCTTTCTGCTAGTTTTTCGTCTAACTCACCTTGAAAGACCGCCCATGCATTTGATGCTCTCATGTAAGCGTCTTGTGGAGAAGTCTCATCTTCCATCATATAGAAGTCTTTCAACATACCCACAGCATAATCTTTCAACAGACGATCACGATCATATTTAACATCTATTGTCATTTTTATCCCATATTAATATTTTTTGCTAGATTTGTCATTATAACAAAATCGAAGTGGTCTGTCAACTACTTACTATAGTCGTAGAACGGTTCATCTTGTTGAAAAGAGTAGTTCTCAATCACCATCTGTTTTCCGGTATCCCAGAACTTGCGACAACATTTTGCGATGTATTCTTCCTGTTCTTCAGCGTCAAGAAGTCCCTCCCACATGAGATGATTCTCAAATGAGTTTTCGAAATTCTTTACTAGGAATCTGTTTGGTGGGATGTCATCGCCCGTGTATCCGCACATGGATACAAAGATTAGAGTATTTGCATCTAAAGATCGAAGTGTTTCATCGGGGTTGTCGTCGGGGGTTTCAAGGATGACGACTTTATAGTCACCATAATCTTCACACTTCATTTGATACAATTCCTAAAATTAACGAGTAGAATTATATATCAAAATTGGTTCGGTGACAAGGATTATTTTGACTATTTTTTAGGAACTAATCGACGGGCAATCTGGACAGGATTTTTCTTCTTACGTCGACGGACAATCACAGTATCTGTGTCGTCTCCAGTACCCGCAACACCAGATGTTGTGGTCATCTCCATCTGAATTTCTTTGGCGGAGAAGTAGAAGGTCGTACCACTGCTAGATCTTTCTGGTTGGATGTTGTATCCAGTGATGTATCGTTTGATCAGTCGCGCATAGAGTTTCTCACGACTTTGCAACTTGTTGGTGTTGTTCCTGTCATCCTTTGCGGCAGACAGGTTGAAGTAAACGGGTTTCTCTTTCTTGATAAATTCTCTGAGAAGTTTTATAACAGTCGCGAAAATACGCATAGCGTCACCTTCTCCAGTTAACGCCTGACTTCCATTGCGAACGAATGAGATCTCCCAGTCCGTCTCATCGTAGTCGTCGATGTGTTCGTCACCTTCAAAGTTGACACTGACCTTGTCACCACCGTCAGTGGTAAAGTCAGATCGGTATTCGGTCTTTCCTGTTTTCTTCAGGGTAGCTTTATACGGATTGTTCATCGACTCCAAGATGAAGTCGAGTTGTAGATCCTCTAGGGTTCTCACTTGCGGACCTCGTTTGCGGAGAACAGAACTCTACGTCCTGTCTTGACGTGGACACCTTCGTAAATGGCGATACCCAAGATGTCATCAATGTGGTTGTGATCAGTCACGCGGATTTGATCGTCCTTACGGACTATATCTTCTGCTTGATCGGTGAGTGTGTCGTTTTGCATACGATACACGCCTGGCCCTAAGTTACCATTCTCTACGAGATACCACTTAGATTGAGACTCCAACAAGAAGTCCATCACGTCTATGCCAGTCTCTGCGTGGATCTTCTCGACCTGTTTGTCGGACAATTCTCCGTGTTCTTTAATAAGTGCAAGAGCGGCACCATAACGTGCAACAACAGACTGACCGCCTGGCGCTTTCGCCATGATCTTCTTTAGATTATAAACCAGACGGTGGAATGCCGTGTAATGATCACGATAGTTCTCACGATCATCCATTTTGTCAGTATTAAAATCCTTCCTTTTTTTGCCTTCTTTATCGATGATCCCTGCCTTAAACGCAGGTGTGTCCTCGAACGGAGTAACGAGTAATTTTAAAAAACGAATTGTGTATACCAAATCAGCGGCAGATTTTAGGATTCCCATCGGACACCTCTTAACTTTTCTACTACGTATTTATCCATTTCAATTCCCGTAAGATCAGTATTGTGTATGGCTCGAAGAAAAATAAGGAAAGGTTTTAAGGCAGACCACTGTTCAAGTGGTATTTTGGATGCAAGAATTTCAACTCCGGCCTCATGACCGAACACATTAAAGATCACAATGAGGTGATTTAGGATGAGGCGTTCTGCGAGATCGTTGTTCTGGTAGTATCGATTGACTAGTCTCTTGACGTATTTAAAACGTTTTAGATCATCAAAGAACTCATCTCCATCAATACATGAAGGATTGTAATAATTCTTTGCAGCGTATATTACGATGTTCTTGCTATTTAACTTCATAGTATGGCGGTATCAACTCTGGTAGTTGGTATTGTTCGGGGTACATGTCCGATTTGATCTTATTTAGTTGTTCTAGTAACAACTCTCTCCAATCGTAATTGACCTCATCATTCCGTGTTGTGCTCTGCATATCTTGCATGTAGAGGTATGTGTATCTAGGTCTCTCGTTATGTACTCGCATGTCCAACTCACCGTCGAACGCCAGTTTCTTCAGTTTGTAGTATTGAATCTGATCCTCACCCACAACAATCGTGGGATCATAGTCCATCATCTCTGCCGCCTTACGCGAGAAGAATACCATTCGGTTTAGGGAGTTTCCTCTGTCGTTGTATCGATGACACCAGTCTGTCAGTTCCTCCGCACATATCGCCCAATGTAGGCGTTTGTCTTCATCAATATGTGGGTGGTGTCTCTTGTAATATCTAACCTTACTTTCCACCCCTTTGTTACTCCCCGGCTTCTTCGCGGACTCATATCTCCACTTGGGGACGTATTTTTTAGGGAAGTAGATGAAGTCTTCGGAACGAGAGTCGGGTCTCGCGTCTAGGATCTTCAGTAGACCGTCGTCCCATCGCGAGAAAGATATCTGGTTGTAGAGACAGATTACATCGGGTGCGTCTGTATCGACGACTGCGCGGTAGAAGTTCTTTCCGTAGGGCGTGATGATATCGTCACCGTCCACGTGGACCATGTAATCGTGTTTGCTCTCTAGGAATATTTTGAGGACTGCGTTCTTACCCGTTGCGGGTGTGCCGTCGGAGTCGGTGGCGAACCACTCGATCTTGTTCCTTTCGCAGTATCCTATCACCTCAAACTCATAATCGGAGTCTTGGGTGTTGATGACGACCGTGGTTTGGTCTTTAGGTAGGGTGTCGAATTGACGAATAAGCGTATCGATATCACTACTAGTCAATACGTAAAATCTCAGACTTGACATTAAGCGTTTCGTTTCTGGTAAATCTTCTCAGCGAGTTCGTCTTTTGTTAGGCGTTTAAGGGAACACTCCCTGTCAACGCCTTCCTTAATTGCTATCTCAATGAGTCGATCTTTCCTCATTTTGTGTATGGGAAGTTTTTCAGCACAGGTTTCGTGGGTCTTTCTCAGACCCACTAACTTAATGAGTAACTCCCATAGCGAGTTCATAATGCACTACTTAGGCTCTGAAGCCTTCTTGGTAGATTTACCTGCTTTAGGAGTAGTTTCTTGTGCGTCATCTTCCATGTCTTCGATCTTCTTATCAGACTTACCTTTGTGTATTTCTTGAGCACGTTTGGTGTCTGGAGTAGTAGAATCTTCTGGGGTCTCTCCCTTCGCAGCCTTTTGAGTAGCTTCGATCAATGCAGACCAGAACTCTTCAAACGCTTCCTTGGTCTCGATCTTAGAGATCTCTGCTTTCTTATCAGAGGTCTTTGGGTTCTGTTTCAACTTACTATCACCACCTTCTGGTTCTGGCTTTTCTTCTTCCTCTTCATCATCACCCTCTGGTGCTGGTTCTTCGGACTCTTCTTCGCCGTCGTCTTTCTTAGGTGGAACTGGGGACTTCTTCTTCTTTGGTTCTTCTTCAGACTCTTCTTCGTCCTTCTCAACCTCTTCCTTCGCTGGTTTCTTACCACCATCGATTGCATCGTCAGTTGCCTTACGACGCTTGTGTAGGTATTCGTCAGAAGAATCTACATCGCCATCATTGTCGATGTCCTTGTCCTTACGATCAGCGAACTTTTTATCATTTGCCTTATCGTCTACTGGATCAAGTTTCTTCTTTTCTTCAAGTTCTACATTACGATCGGAGACCATTCCCAAATACGCCTCCATAATTTTAGTGATATCTGACATAATAGTCTCCGTTAATTAAGCGTCAAAAAATATTTTGACAATCACACCGGCAAAGACTGTTGCGGTTAGAGTAATAATATACTGCATTACCTTAACGGTCTTTCCTTGTTCGTTTACACCATCTTCGATGTCATCCATTCTCTGAGAGAAACGGTTCATACGTTCGAAGTGTTGTGCGTTGGCTTTCTCTATATTGATCAACTTCTCCTCTGCACGAGCTAAGTTAATCATTGCATCGGAAAGTTTGTCGATTTTGTCCTCAATTCTAGCGAGGCGTTGTTCTTCACGTTGCACATGCTCATACAGGTCTTTGGAGTTATCGCTCATTTCGATTGTTCCATTAGTATGTGTTAAATGATATAAGTCATCTATATGATCTAGTGGATCCTTGTTCTGACTTACGAGTTAATGTCTTTATTTATACGAAATCAATTATCTACCTTGGCACCTGATCGCCACTGGTAACATGACCAGTAACGTGCCTTCCACTTCGGGCCAGGGTCGTCACAGTTGTGTCTTGCCCTGAAACTTTTGCGACGATTTGGATCGTCTCTCTTGATTTCCATGTTAGGGTCACCAAAGTTCACCTTGACTACATTACCTTTGTCATTCTTGACATACACAGAAAACTTCTTTGGACCATCGGGTGTACGGAACGGATTGTTCAGTTTCACCTTCTTACCCTGATACTCCGATTCCTCGATGACAAGAACCTCGCCCGCGCATGACTCGCAGCAGGTGTCGATAGTGTCTTCAAGGAATGTGTTAAAATTTTTCATTTATTACCCAACTTACTGTCGCATAAGTTGACCACCCTTCACTTTGAATCCGTTATCTTTTAGGATCTTAGTGATGGTAGTCTTCTTTACCAAGTCGTCCATGTCTTTCAACATTTTGGTCAAACTCATGAATGCTTTGTCTTGAACATTGACGTTAGAGTTATTGTGGATCACACGAATATATGCCGCAGCCTTCTCGTATTCAATACCTTTACTCTTATGTTTCAAGAGTTCTTTAGACATCTTCATGAAGTCTACTGATTCGTCAAGTTCAACAGATTCTTTAACTCTACTCTTACCTAGTTTTGCGAGTAATTCTTTCGCTTTGGCACGATCATGATAAAGGAATTGTCTTATCTTGCCGTCATCATCATCCTTGACCATATAGGTTTTTGGACCCATCTTAGTGACTTTACCGGACCTCTTGGTGCCAGAACCATCGTAGTAATCAATTCCCCTACCAACCTTTGTTGAGGTCTTTGTTTCTGTACCCATGCCCTTGACTGCAAGTTTTCGGTAGTCTTCATCTAAATTAGAATTTTCGTGCACACCTTTATCGTCGCAGTGATCACACCCTTCGCCTTTACACTTGGGACATTCTTGTTTATCTTCAAGTACCTCTTCGCAGTTGTAGGTCTTGCCCGCGAATACGAAAGTAGAGTCACCCTTTGCCTTCGCCTGTTTTGCGGCGTAGATGAACTGACCCTTGTCTTCGGTCTTCACTGCTTCTTCGACTGACTCCTTGACGAACTTAGTCATCGTTGCAGCCATGTCACCCAGTGCAAGTGTTGCGTCCTTACCACTTCGACTATATAACCAGAACTTCATGCCGCCCGGCTTTCCCTTCAACTGCATTTGAACCTTATCAACGTCATGTTTAGCACTACGAGACTTGCCCTTCACGACGAAGGTGCTGGTTGTTCCTTTTCGAATAGATGAATCATAAGTTATTGTAACTTCATCACCTTTCTTTAGTTTGTCAAATTCTTTACGAGGTACCGTTGCCTCTGTTAGACCAAGTTTTGCAGTGACCTTAGTCTCTCTTAATTCAAAAAAATCTTTCACTTTAACTTCCTCTTGATGCGCCTCGAAATACCTTCGTTCCCGCAACTGGATTGACTGATTTGGTGTTACTACCCTTGTTATTTAGTGGGTTGAAATTCAGTCCGCCATAGTTGTTGTCGGTTGCCTGTTGCAGTCTTTCTTTTTTTGCAACAGACATTTTCTTGTTACGTGGTTTCTTCGATTTGCTCATACAATGTCCTTATTTCATTTGTCGTCTGCGATCTCTGGCCATTCGGAACCAATCTTTAGATACGCCCGTGTTGTGTTTTTGGATGGCGCGATGAATGTTATCTGCATCCGCCTTCGCCTTTTTAAACTTTGGATCTTTCTTGACTGCGTCTGGAGTCAACCCCGTGGATCCTCTAGGGAATTTCTTTAGTTTTTTGCTTGCGTCTTTAGACATTTTGTCCAACTCTTGGGACTTCTTGAACCAAGCATCAAACTTGGGATCGGCAGATTCAAAGGCAGGCTGAGTAGAGAAAAATTTACCAGTGACTCCCTTCTTATAACTATTGTCATTGTGACCCTTTCTTGTCAATGCACCACCAGCCCGAGCAGATCTTGCTTGATCTCTTTTAGCATTCTTTGCGATCTTATCTGCGTGTTTAGCGCTCAGTTTTTTATTGAGAGCAGTTCTAGTTGGGTTTTTTCTACCTTTCATACCTTTTGGAGCTGGAATTTCAATATCGAATCTTCCCTCAACCGCATACCCCATCTTCTTCAGTTCAGCCTTGGAGAAGGATGGTGGTGGTTTACTGAAAAAGTCAGCCGACTTCTTAATCTTGTCTAGTCGCTTCTGCGAACCAAGACCATGTTTCGACGCACGAGCGGAAAGACGGTCTTGTGCAGACCGCCTTGCTTCTCTTATTTCAGTAAACTTTTTCATTACGATACCTTAGTTAGAACCGCATCTCTCATTTCACCCATACCATTGGTCTGAGAGACTAGGTGGATGTATGCTTCAGTCAATCCTTCTGGTTGAGTCCACGATAATGTTTGAGACTGATATCCACCATTAACCATGACATTTGCCATCAAGAATGATTGATCAGAGTTTCGATGAACTTCAACACCAACAGGCGCATTATATGCAGCAAGTTTCACTTCGAAGGTTAGTTCATAACTTTCGCCTGGCAACATATTTGCGATTTCATAGTACGCAACTGAAGTGCTAGGACGTGAACCGCCTGGCGTCCAGTGAATTTCTGCGTTAGAATTGCCGCCTGGGTTAAAGTTTAACGAACTACCACCAACTGTAGTCCAATCAGCAGCAGTCATACCAGCAACGTTTGCAGGTGCTGGAGCGAATGCGTGATAACTATCTGGTGTAATATTGACTGGTGTTGCTGTAGTTAATGTTTCTTTGTTCAGAGTTAACAGTTCAGTGTCAGCGTCTGATATGAAAGCTGCAGCCGGAGGAGTAAAGTCTGCACTATAACGCGCAGCAGAACTTATACGGAAGTCAAACAACATTCCACCGAAGTGTGCACCAATCTTGTGAGTTCCGGTAGTACCGTAGTTCTTGTCGGCTCCGTGTAGACTTCCACCGTATCCGCCTTGCTTAACACCGTTCAGGTATAAGTCTACAGAAGATGATGGGTTTCCATTGATCGTAGTCGCTGGAGTCTTAACGATAGCCCAGTGGTTCCATCCTGCGTAATCCCATATTTTTGGGTTCCACGTCATGTTATAGTTTCCACTACCGCCATTACGGAACATTATCTCAGTTCCTCCACCCCAACCACCTAGAGTGATTGTGTGTCCATTAGAGAATTCTATCAGATTATCGTCGCCTGGGTTAACACCATCGGTGTTCATCCAGAATTCAACCGTCCATCCAGCATCACCGTTGCTGTTAGATAGAGAATCGCCTTCATAAGTTGCGTATGAAGATCCATCATCACCGAACTGCCACGCGAAAGATGGAGTTGGTGGTGGTGGTGGAGCTACGTATGCTGGTAGTTCGAGATATGCCGATTCTGTTGTCGATTCCCAAAGAGGAGTCGACATATCGCTGATATTGTAAACCAACCACTTTTGACCTTGTCCAGTACCAGAATTACCAAAGTTTCTGTAGTAAGAAATTCTGTTAGATCCATCATTGAATAAGTGAACTTGATATCCAAGTTCTTCACCGTAATACTGGCCGTATTGGACGATAGGTGCCGCAGATAAATCTCCCAGAGAATATACATAAACCGCACCGTGTGAAGCGTTGCTACCAATATTTTCATCATTCTTTGGTTCAGCAACGGCAAGGTGAGTATCACTCAAAGAAAGGTAACGAGCATATTCTTTGTTATACGTCGATGGTGCAAGTTTTGTTGGTGATGCAGTAAGATCGGACACATTGAACACATATGCCGCACCCGTTTGTACTTGAGTTCCACCATGTTCATCATCGCCGTATGCACCTACCGCAAGATGTGTTTCGGTCGCATCAACTACGTAACCGAAATGATCGTTATATTCTGTGCCTTCTCCAAACAACGATGTTTGATATTGTAGAGTTTCTACATCATAAACGTGAACCGCACCACCTTCAGTCTGGTTGTCGTTTGAGTTTATAGGGTCGCGGGATGATGGATGTCCAATGAACAGATACGAAGAGTTGGCCGCCATATCCCAAGAGAATCTGAAGTCACCATTGTGATATGTTGTCGGTGTTGGTATCTTAGTAGGTGCCGCAGAAAGATCTGATAGGTCGTAACAATACACAGGAACACCCTGTGCGTTGTTCCCCACAAACAGTTTATCTTCTGACATTGCCATAGATCTTCCAAACTTATAGTTTTGATTATAAGTCGCTTCACCGGAATCTGGTGACAATGTTGCTAGTGGAGCACTTAGATCTTGTGTATCATACACAAAAACTACACCGTCACCACCTTCGTAAGTGTCTGCTACTGCAAGATATCGACCGTTTGGATCTGTAGCCGCGCTATCATCTACTCCAAATCCTGAAGCAGTGTTAACTAAAGTTGTAGGATCTGAGTCGATGTCCATCACACTTCTTATATAAAGAGTGCGAGGCATACCAGTAACAGATCGTGTAATCCATTTTGCTACTGGTGGCCCTACGTATGGAGGGTTGTTTGCGTCAACACCGGCAATTACTTGACCCGCCTGAAACACAGCACCCGCTAAAATTTGATTTGCCATTTTTGTTAAAAACCTCTATTTGAGTTTTATGCTAAGTCTTTATCATGGTTCAGGTTACCTTTCTTCTTCTTAACGATGAAAGCGTTAACCCTTGCCATTCCCCATTGTTGCGGTGTGGTGCCTGGGCGGTGACCCGTCTTCCATGCAGCAACACCTCTATTATAAACTTTGCGAAGTGTGTCTGGTGAGATACCCGACTTCTTCGCCTTCGCTGCGATACCGTCTGGACCTTCTCCCAAATCGAGATCAGAGTAGAGACCATATCGTTTTTCTTCAAGGTACTTCTTGAAATTTATCATGCCAATTGCCTTATCATACCCGCCAATGCCTTTGTATCCATGTCCAGATTGAACTTACGAATAGTGTTAGCGGCGTGATATTCTATTGAACGTCCGTCTCCAGATTTATCAAGTTCTTTCTTGATGTACTGTGCGACTTTCTTATATTTATTCCTATGGATAGACTTAGCGTCCAACTTATTCATGAGATCAGTCACCCAGTTCTCTAGGATCTTATCCTGTTCTTCATACATGTCCTTGAACGCCTTGGTATACTTCGATGGTTTGGTCTTTGCGGTTGCATCGCCTGGCGCTGGTTTGTATGCAGATGAATCGTTGTCTGCTTTTTTACCGTGTTTCTTAAAGTGCGCATCACGTTTATCTTTGGTGGACTTCTTGAGTCCTGCGTGATATCGCGCTGGTTGAGTTCCTTCCTTATCCTTTATATCAGGATCCTGAGCCTCGTACTTGATCTCTGGACTCGTTGTCTTGAATCCCTTCTTGCGCATGATGGTCTTGTTGACCACCTCGAACTCACCGTCTTTGAAATTTACAACAACCGGAAGATTCAGATCTGACTGCATGTCCTTGAGGACCGCTTCTGCATCTCCGTGTTTCTTAATGTCTTTGCCCTTGTTCTTTGCAATCTTCTTGAACAAACGCTGAATCTCTGCGACCTTAATCTCTGGGTCATTGCGCTTGTCGTTCATACGGTCTGCGAAATGACGGGTGAACTCGATGTCGATGTCGAACTTCTTCAACAAACGATCACCGAACTTCTCTAGGTCGTCTATCTGTCTTTGTGATACGTCCTCTTCAAGTTTCTCGACTGCGTCTAACCACTTGCGGGACTTCTTGCCATTGTGTTCTACAATGACGTAATTTGCTCCTAAAACGACTACAGTAGCCACCTCATCACTTTCTTTGATGACTACTGTATCGCCGACTTCAAACAGAGAACCCGCAACATATTGTTCGCGAGTTTCTGATACTGTTTTTAGTTCTAGGTGATTACGGAATTCTAGGGCTTCTTTAAGTCCCATACCCTTACGCACGTCGTTAAATAACTTACGTGTGTCTTTATCGGACATAGACTTGGGAACGCCTTGCGCGAACGTTACGAAATCATTATTCGCTGCATTCTCTCGCTGTTTAGACGCTGACATCCCTTCCACACCACTAGCGTCTGGATCTCTCTCACCAGCAGATACTATGTTAATGTTTTTAAAATTGTAGAAGCCATGACGGCCCTTCGTCCCGTTGTATTTTTTCAACAGGACATCGAATTCTGTAATACGGTCTTCCCCAACGACCATTGTTACTGACCTGTAACCTTGGTCATACAGAGCGACCATCGCATTGATTGCGGTCTTTACCGACTTATCTGCGATGATGTTTCGTGCATGTTTTGGAAACATCTTACGTGTGTGTTTGATCTTATCACTATACGACAACGGGTTCTTTTTCGGGTCTTGAGATTGCGACACGAAGACTTTGTAGTCAGACTTGCCCGACTTGGTTGATAGTGTGTCCATGACCTTGCCGTGACCAATGGTGGGCGGGTTCATGCGACCAAACGTGAAAAATACTTCACGCTCCTCTTCTACGAGGTATTGTGAAAAATTCTTTATCATTACTTTTGACCGCGTCCACGCTTGCGTTGTATTTCTGCCTTACGAACAACCTTTAGTTGTTTCTTGGCACCACGGTCAATTTTCTTTT